AACCTGTAATTGCAAATGATGGTTGAATATCAAGACCATTTAAGGCACTCATAGCCAAGCCTGAATTTCTGTTGATACCAATTGATAATCCCTGCATTAAGTTCTTTCCATACCCTGCAAAGACTTTGGAAGGAGAACCAATTCCAAACAATTTCTTTACAGTTCCTAAAACATTATTCTTAAAGAAGCCACTTATCTTGTCTTTTATCCACTGGCCCATATCTCTAATTCCATTCCAAATACCCATGATTAGGTCTTTACCTGATTGATAGATTCTTCCTGGCCATGTTTTTACTTCTTCAACCACTTTGCCAAATAGGGTCTTAAGACCACCAATAAATTTTAAAACTACTCCGCCTACAACATCTGCAACCTTGTCAAATGCTGCTCTAATCTCATCCCATTTGCGTACAACAATAATTATGATTCCAACCAAAATAGTTAATGCAGTAATTACTAAACCTATTGGGTTTGCTCTCATAGCAATATTTAGTGCCACCTGACTAATTGTTAGACCTGCATTTGCTTTGGCCCATCCTTGCAAGAATCCAATTATTTTGGCTGCTGCTACAGCAGTTCCGATTGTTATCATCAAGTCCCTCATAATGAGGAAGTTGTCATTTACTTTAACAATTCCATTTTCATCTTCATCTGTAAAGAAATCAAACAACTTTTCAAAGGCCTTTAATAGTGGTGTGACAGCCTTCTCTTTCAATTCACTTATGGTGAAGGATAGTTTTTCCCATGGAGTAGTTAATCTTTGTGCTTTCTTAATATTATCTTCACTTAAAATTACACTTAGTAAATACTCAAGTCCCTTACCAGACTTGACTGCTGCATCATAAGCCTTTTGCTGCTCTGCAGATAGTTCAATTCCTAATCCTTGAATTTCTGCAACTGTGAGTTTTCCATCCTTGAGAGCCTTAACAAGTTTGGCACTTACCTCTTCTAATGGCTTGTTAGTTAGTTTAGATATAACAATTGCAGCCTCTGCAAATTCATCTGCTAATGGGTCAAGTTCTGCTTTCAGAGAGCCTCTTAGTTTCAATACAAGGGCAGCAATATCTCCATCATCTACATAAAATATTTTAGAGAGGTTTCCAATCTTGTCTGATATCGCTTTGAAGTCTGCTCCATAGAGTTCTTCAAGTGCAGCAAATGTCTTCACTTCAGCAGCAAGGTCCTTAATGGCATTCTTTATTTCATTGACACCAACAGTTAAACCTATTGCTGCACCTAATCTTTTGAACCCTGCAATAATGCTGTTAGCGGAATTATTGAGTTTACCAAGTTGATTATTGGTTTCATTAACACCATTAACCAGTCCTCTGGTATTGGCAAGAATATCAATCGTTATTGTATTAGCCATTCTTCTTCCTCAACCCCCTCGCTATGTATTCCACTTCTTGTCTTTCCATCTCCCAAAACTGCTGTGGTGTATATCCTGTGGCTGCACAGAAATCACCCATGAGTTCTAAGAGACTTTCACTTTTGGGACTTCTTCTCCAATGATTCCTTGCATCTCATCAAGGGTCATGTTTTCTACTTCTTCCCAAGTTAAATCTGGTTTGTCTTTCTTTGCTAAAACATAAGTAATAGCCATTGTGAGTTTTACCTTTGGACAGGTTTCCCACTCATCCATATTGAAACCTGATAGAGATTCAATCTCTGCAAGTTCCTTCATCTTCAAGTTTTGTATCATCTGTTACTGCCTCCAATGTATTTTCTTGATAGGTCCATCAAATTCTGTGTGTACTGCTCTTTTGTGTATTCCCTGTTTTCCCAAGCAGCCCTTCTCAAGAAAGGTTGTGCTTGTATTCCTCTTTCAGGCCATCCATATTCAATGACACCTGCATAAGGAACTGCTGCTCCACCAGCCTTAATCTGAACTCTCGCTGAAGCACGATTAGGTCTAATGGTTCCTGCTAATCTTCCTGAAAGTATTGGGGCAGTGGCTCTTGCTGTATTAGATACTTTCGCACCAATATTTGCATTGGCATTCTTTAAATCATCAATAGCACCTTCATATTGTTTGAAGGACCTGACTACTTCATTAACGCCTTTTACTTTGACTGTAAATTGAGCCACTGCCTAACACCTACTAAGCAGTTACCTTGCTTGGCTTTCCATCAAGAATGATGGTCAAGTCATAAACAAAGTATTCACCTGCGGTACCACCAAGAGTTGGAATTACTTCCGCATATCCTGATGCTGTGAATTTTGGTTGTGAAGTTGTTGGTGTTGCATTTCCATGTGGTGTGAACTCCAAAGATACTGTTGTACCTGGATTATCAAACAACTTGGACCATAGGCTGTTAGCACTGTAGTCCTGGAAACCTTCAATCTGGCAACGATATTCAAGATTGTCTTCGTAATTTCCGAAACCCATTTCTCCAACTTCTGAAGTAAAGGTTACATTCTTGACGCTTCCAGAGTATTCAACATTGTCAACTTCAAACTGAATGGTTTTACCCTTTAGTCTTGACATATTAGTTTCCTCCTTGCATGTCTATTTCAATATTCATATATGTACTTAAAACTGCTGCACCATTCACATCTATAATGAATGGCTTATCAACAGTTATATTTGTTACATCTTCGTATTCCCATAAGCCTGTTGCGATTGAATCAACTGTTGCAATTAAATTTGTCATTTCTAATGAATTATCTTGGGGCTTAACCATTACAGTTAATCTCCAATTACTTCCCCAACTTGCATCATATTCATCTGGTCTTACAGAAACCCAACTATTATTAGGTTCTACAAGCACAGAAGGAATCTGTGGTCTTGCTGGTGGTACTGAATAAACAACTCCAATACCTTCAATTTCATTTAACTTAACTACAAGAGTGTCCAATGCATTTTGAATCATGCAAATCTCACCATGTAACGATTTAGAAGCGGATACACACCAATGAGTGGGTCCCTTGCAATACGAATTGGTGCTCCATCGTAACTTGCATACTGACTAATACCCATTGGTGCGTTCCTGCGGTGATACAACTCTGAGCCAACTTCCAGGTAGCAACGCTTTAATACTTGAGCAGGAATCTTTGTGCTACGAATATATGAAGCAATCAAATCCTCTGCTGTATCCCAGCATTCCTGTACAAAAGCATCATCTGCTTCTATCGCACCTACATAACCCTTTAAGTCTTCCCAGTTCATATCAGTTACTCCTATTTAATTATGCAAGTGTCAACTTGGTAATTGCCTTTGGAGTTGGAAGTGTTGATGCCAAGTAACCCCAGACTGAGAAGTCAGAAGTTAGATTGGTGATTTCATCCTGAGACAATCTGAATGGTGCACCTGCTGATTCGTAGTTAACCAATGCACTGCGGTTAGCAACATAAACTGTTCCTGCTGCAAGTGATGGGTCTACAACGAGTGGCAGACCATAAAGTTGACCTGTTAGACCAACTGGGTTCAAAGAACCAATGTTTGCAGGGATATTGTTACCTGCAAGAAGTGGGGCATCCCCATTCTTAATCTTTGCAATCTCAATGAATGCATCTGAAGAAACAAGCATGAAATCTGGAACAAGTCCTGTCTCATTGAATGAATCTGAAGATGCGGTTGCAATTGCTTCTACCCAACCTTCAAAGTTGTTTGCTGCAACTGAACCTGTGTTGAGGTTTGCTGCGTTTGCTGCAAGTACTGCCTTGACCATGTTGTTGGTCTTTGATGCGTACTTGATAGCAAGTGCACGAAATACTGCATCTACATAAGCAACAGATGAGCGGTCCATTACCTGACGAGACATAGAGGTGTAACCACCAATTGTCTTTACTGGTGCTGTTGCACTGTCAAGAGTAATTTTACCAAATGCGAGTGTATCGCCTTCAGCCTCTTGCTCATCAACTGCAGTTGTATCTGTATCCAAAACTACATACTCAACATTCATACCTTCTGCAGGTAGTGCCTGAGTATTGAATGCAGCAAAGGTTGGACGACCCTTGTCAAGAATATCTATTGTTGTCTTGACCCATGCATTGTTTACAATGCTGTCTGCTAATTTTCCACCTGTAAAGTCACGATGGAGTTTGATTGCCTTCTCATCACCAGCAGCAACGGCCTTAGCGAATTCGCCAAAGGAACGATACTGTGGAGAAGCAGGAGTTTCTACTTTTGCTGTTGAAAGAACTTCAATCTTTCTTTCAAGTTCTTCTGCAAATGAACGAACTTCTGCAATCTGAGTGGAGGCATCTGTGTTTGTGTTATCCATGGATTTCTCCTCCTGATTTACTTCTTCTCGTACTTCTACGACTGAAGCATTTTCATAAGCAGGGAAAGCGACTAACGAGACTTCTTTTAGGTCAACTTTCTTACGAATTATTTTTCTATCCTGCTTCTCATCCACTACTGGGATGAAACCTACTGAGAATGAACGAATGCCCCCATCTTTTACAAGTTCAAGGGTTTCGTCACCTAATTGGGTCTTGCTTATTTTTGCTCTGACCCATAGACCATCTTTGCGGTCTTCTAATTCTTGGACCTTACCAATTACTTCTTTGTGGTCCCTGAAAAGTTTTACATCTGCTGTTAAATCTACTGCCCCAGATGAAAATTCTTCTTGATAGCCCCCGCCAATATCAATTACTTCATTGTAAGGAACTGCTCTACCTACAACTTCTCGCTTGTCGTAGTCTGCCTCTCTAATCTCAAAACTTCTTTTTTCCATATTTAGTTTTCTCCCTATTTACCTATTTTAAATTACAGGTTGTTCCACATTCTCATCTGGTGAGACTGGTTGTTCCTGTGGTTGAACAGGCTCTGGCATTTGAATCTTTGGTAAACCTTCCAATTCACGCACTTCATCAATTGTCATAAATCCAGAGTTAATCGCTACTTGATAGGCCTGATATCTCATTGAAACATTTGGTTTCAAGAACTCAGTCATATTAAATGCTGCCTTCTGTCCCCTTGGTAATAGGTCAGTGATTGCTTCTTGGATTCTAATAATGTATTGCTGTAGTCCATCTTCATAGAGTTTCTTTCTGTCCTCATTACCATTTGTGTAAGTAAGACCAGAACCTTCTACTGATAGAGATAGATACATGCTTGGTACCCCAAACATTGTGGCAATTTGTCTTGTAACAAATTTCTGATTCTCTAAGAACTGAGCCTCTTCAGGATTGAGCGTTATTGCTTCATAGGAGAGTCCTGAAGAGAGCACAGCAACACTTCTATTCACCTGAGATTCAACAAAGGCTTGTTTATTAGCCAATGCAACTTCAGGAGATAGAAACTCTGTGGTTGTTAATGTGCCTGTTGGTACTGCAGACTGTCTAAACCAGTTATCTGCATATGCTTGTAGGTCTAATGCCGCTTGAATGATGGATTTATGGCGTTGTAGAGGGCCATATCCCAAGATATCTCCTGGAATCTGCCATAAACGCAAGTGTTTAATGCGGTCCCCTGGAGTCTTAATACCATTTACATAATATTCATAACTACCATCATCTTGCTTTTCTATATTTACATTTCCTGCAGGGATTAACTCAACATTGTTAATTCCTCTTGGTCCCCTGGTTATGTACCAGAAGGCATTTCCATAAAGGGCCATTGAAACTACTGTTTGGCCTATAAATTCTGATTGATTAATGTTGTTTTTAACATCAGGTAGTTCTAACCATCCTGGTGTGGTGATTTTCTCAATGTCTCTAAATACTTCTACTGGTATCTGTGCAATTGCTGTCTCTAATACAGATATACATCTTGAAACAGGAATTAATTGAAGTGCCTTGTCCTCATTAATGATGGATTGGCTTCTTGCTGGTATTTGTAATGCACGATTATCTGTAGATGGGACAAATGGCTCAATTACATCAACTGAGTAACCTAATCTTTCAACTAATCTGTCTCTAAATCCCATATCTGCTCCTAAAACACCATCTGCTCTGGGGCCTTTTGTGTATCCACAAACCAAATGGCTAATACTGTTGCTATCGCTGCATCAATGTCAGTTCCTGAATCTTTACGAGTAATCTTCCAAGATTCTCCAACATTTTTACGCACTGCCCTCTGCATTTGCAGCGAAACTATTTCATCTTTTGGATGAATTAGTGTCTTACGCATAATTCTACGATATGCGTTATTTGAGGCACTGATTAAATCCTTATGAGATGCCATATGGACTCTAATTCCTCGTTGTCTTAATGCATGTGCCAAGTCTTGATTTAT